ATTCATATGGATAGAAATTGGAACGATATGGCAGATGGTTTAGGTGGGTATTATACATATCGACGAAGAGCATTTTTCCGAATGTTCGGAGATTCAGTAAACTATGAAATTGCCAGTCTATACCAAGACACAAGTAGGTTGTCAAACCAAAATATGATTACATCAAGAACCGAAATTCCTAATGTGGTAATCGCCCCAAAGGAAAGAAATTCAGTGGGTTCAGGAATGGAAAGTCACGAAATCGTTGCTCAGGTTGCCACTGCTAAAATCTATCCTGGCTCCCTGCTAGGTGCCAGTGGTGGTAGTCCTTATGATAGGACGGCATTCTCGCAAAAAGATGGCTGGACTTGGACTGGTAACGGCTGGGGAATAACTGGACCTGAGGGAGAACCAGTCCCTTATGACCAACTTTATCCTTGGGATATAGAAGCGTCGTTGAAATTACATTCTGTAAGATTCTACGGATTACGAAGTGGTATTAGTGGTGCTTCTGGACCTGGAGTTTCTAATTATCAGGGTGTATCGATTGGTCACCTTTATATGTACGATTCCAATCCATACTACATCAGCGAGACTGGTTCTGTTACTGGCGGGGAACACGAAAAGAACTTCAACACAGTTTGCTTGGATATTAGTCACCCAAGTTTCGGTGGTGGAACAGTTTCCAACATCTACGCTTACGGTGGAGCCCTTAACCTGCATACAGGTGGATGTACTGCAAGTGTACCTTGTCGAATTCTCAGCGGAGAAATGAATAACAAAGTAGTTATCCGAGGATTTGACCCAGCCAACCTACAATATCGAGGTTTCGAAATTGCAGGACACACATTGGGAATCGATGGTGCAAACCACGGTATTCTTCATCTAACTGAAGCGTGCGATGTGCGACTCGGTAAGGGTGCAAGAATCGCTTCGACTACTGCTAAGGCAGATGTTGATACCGTCCTCACTACCGCACAAGTCTTCTCGACTAAGGGTGGTGGAAAATAAAATAGAGAAAACTATAAACATAAAGAAAGCCCCCTTTTCGGAGGGGGCTTTTTTTATTGAAATGTTTTTTGTTTTTATTTAATCTTGAACATCTTTTCGAATTTCTTGCGTTGAATATCGTCACCGAATACTGCGTCTACTGCATTCTTCTTGTAATGTCCAGTGATGTCTGCACCCATTCGGGTTCCTTGACTCACCATCTTGTCGTATTCTGCTTTGCTATCTGCTTGGTAGTATCGTGCTACTTTGCCATCTTTTCGTTTAGGATGAGTGTCTTTAGTGTACGAACCTTGTCCAGTGCGGACTAGAGGAACGGACTGTGCTTCATCTAAGTCTGATTCCGTCTCGTTTTTTTTTAAAACGGACTCGAAGTGTGCAAGTTCCTCGTCAGAGAATACTGATTCTTTCTTCTCTTTCTTTCCCTTGAAGTTCTTGTCGATGTAGTTGAAGAATTCTTTCTTCTCTTCTTCAGACTTGAAGTCGCCTGGGTCTTCTACGCCAAACTTCTTGAGTGCGGCTTTAAAGAAGGTATCATAATCAGCGGTTTCTTCTTCGTCTTCCATTGCATACTCATCGAGTTGGTCTTCATCCTCTTCTTCTTTAGATTCGGCAGAACCACTGCCATCTCCAGTTCCTTCCTGAATATCGTCTGAAGGTTCTCCCTCGGTTACATCGTGGTCTGCAATTTGAACTTCGTGCTGTCCTACTTCGACAACGGTTCCATCTTCGAGTTCAACTTCGTAACGCTCACCAGTCTCGTCTCCTTCGACTTGCTTGGTTACTTTGCCAGCCTTTTCGCCAACAAGAACATTTAAACCTAGCAAATGTACTTCGCTGATTTCTTCTTTAGGCATATTTTGACGGGCTCTTGCTGCCCAAATTCTGTTCTGTAGTGTCATTTTAAACTCCTTGAAATTGAGTGATTCTGTACTATATGTATAAAAAAACAACCTCCCACGGAATGGGAGGCTGTTTCACGTTCGAGATATAATCTCGTTATCAGAAAGAAATCTGAATCTGAGTGCGAACAACGTACTCACCAGAGTCACCTGCACGCCATCCAGTCTCTCCTAGGTCCCAAGCACCGTTAATGCCATTGAGTGCATAACCGATATCGGTTGTCCACTTGACATTATCGTTGAAGAAGTAGTTTCCACCAACGGTGAATGTGCTTAGATTCTCTTCGACACCTTCAAGTTCGCCATACTCGTATGCAACGAAACCTTGGAAGTTATCAAAGCAGAAGTATCCTGCTTGAACAGTTGCACCCCAGTTGTCGCCAGCGTCACCGCTAGTTGCAACATAAGCCGCAGTCAAGTCAAGACCACCTGTGGATACCTTGGTATCGAAGGTGTATGTGGTGTAATCAGTATCAACCAAATCGTTGTACGAAACGGCTGCACCGACATTCCACCAGTCGAGGACATCGACACCAAAACGGGCAGTAAATGCCTGACCGTTCTGAACACCTGCACCATTAGCGGTATTGAAACCATCGGTGTAGGCGCCAGCGAAATCGAATCGACCGAAATCCTTGCTCCACTGGATACCCTGTGAGCGTCCCTGTCCAAACTGGTTGGAAACGATGGAACGGTCAGTCATAAGGGTGTCCTGTTGTGAAACAAGAACCTCACGCATAAATGGTGCTTTGAACTGTCCTACGCGGAAAGTTCCACCAAAAAGACCTCCCTGTGCATAAGCATCCTTGAGGTCGAAAGTGTTTGTGCTGTCACTCCATTGACCGCTTACCTTATACTCCCAGT